GAAGAAATAGGACTAACTACGAAATACGAAACTATCTTAGAGCCACTAGAGTACAACCCCGAAAGCTACACTGAAGAAAAAATTTACGTAGACACAAGAGAACAAAATCCACTAGAAATAACTGATTACCCTACAGAAGTCAGAGGTTTAAAGTATGGAGACTATGCTTTAAGTAACAAGGACAAAACTTGCAATTGTTATATAGAAAGAAAATCTATACAAGACTTAATCGGAACTCTTAGCGGAGGCTATGATAGATTCTGTGATGAAATAGAAAGAGCAGAAACTGAACATGCTAATTTAATTGTTTTAGTTGAGAGCGACTATAATGCAAGTCTAATGTTTCACAAGTTAAAGAGAACTTACAAAAACATAAGAACTAACCCTCAGCACATCTTTCATAATATTAGAACTATAATACAGGAGTATCCTAATGTTCAGTTTTTATTCGTAAAAAATAGGGAAGAGTCTGTTAGAGTGATGAAAAGAATATTCTTTAGCAATTGCAAGTATAAAAATGTTGACTTGCAATATGCTTATGATTTGAAATTGTTATGAGGGGAAAAATTGAGCTAACTTACGAACAGGCTTTAATTATTTTATTTTTAATAATTCTTATAGCTTATTTAGATTAATATGTGGCACGCTCCAGAGAAGTACAAACGAGACGTAAAAGATACTAACTTAGAATTGCTGGACTTAAAAGGAGAGCTTGATTCTAAGCAAGCTAAAATATCTCTAGCTAAATTCTTGAGGGCCAACTTAGGCTTTACAGTAGAATTGATTTCTGGAATAAAACTTGCGCCATTTCAAGAAGTCACTCTTAAAGGTTTCTTTAACAGGAACTTTAATATGTGTGTCTGGGGGCGCGGATGCGGCAAGACTTTCATCGCATCCGTGTACTGCTTTTTGCAATGTATCTTCGAGCCGAATACAAAAATTCTTATAGCTGGCCCAACATTTCGTACTGCTAGATTTATATTCCAAAATTTAGAAAAGATAGTCGAATCAAAAGGGGCGGAGCTGCTTGCTCAAGCTTTCGGCGCGAAGTCTAAACGCAATGACCAATTCGAGTGGAGAATAAACGGCGGAAGCATTACAGCCATACCTTTAAGTGGTGAAAAGATTCGTGGTTTTCGCGCCAACATTCTTGTGCTCGACGAGTATCTGCTATTACCAGAAGAGACTATCAAAACAGTTCTTATGCCATTCTTGGTCGCACCGCAAGACATGGCTGAAAGAATTAGGGTTAGAGAGATAGAAGACTCTCTGATTAAAAGCGGTAAGATGGAAGAAAAAGATAGGATGGTATTCGAAAATAAATCAAAGATGATAGCGCTATCTTCTGCCAGCTATAGTTTTGAGAATTTATATAAAACTTACAAAGAGTGGATGGGCAATATTTATTCTGACGATATTTTAGACTCTAAATATTTTATATCTCAAATGGGATTTGATTCTGTGCCTTCGGACATGATTGATAAGACTGTCATCGAGGAGGCTCAATCAGGGGGTTCGTCCAATTCTTCTTTTCAGCGAGAATACTGTGCGCAG